ATATACATCTCAAGGATGGGCAAGAATTATTAATTTGGGGTGTTGTTACTTATATTTTAAAAAATACAAGAAAAAAATCATGAGACATGAAAACAAAGTCTTCTTTCTCATTGATGTGAATAACATGTATGTGTCATGTGAGAGAGTCTTTAATCCAAGTTTGAATGGTAAAAGTACCATCGTGCTCTCTAATAACGATGGCTGTGCTGTTGCGCGCTCAAATGAAGCTAAAGAACTTGGAATCCGGATGGGTGTGCCTCTTTTTCAAATAAAAGACTTAGTTCAGCAACATGGCGTAATAGTGCTATCAAGTAATTATGCGCTTTATGCTGAAATGTCACGGCGCTTTCACAAAATATTAGGCTCATACGTTACTGAAGAAGAAGTTGAAAGTTATTCAATCGATGAGTGTTTTGTTGATTTCTCCGCTTATGAAAAGAATTTTGATCTACAAACTGTAGGTCAAGATATGCGGGCGAAAGTACTTAAATGGCTTGGCTTACCCGTCTGTGTTGGGATTGGCAGGAGTAAAACAGAATCGAAGATTGCAAATCACATTGCAAAGAAAAACCCCGGCTTTAATGGAGTGTGTGATTTAGTCGGTATGGATCCGTGCAACAAAGAATATTATTTTGATCAGATCGATGTAAGTGAAGTGTGGGGTGTTGGTCGTAAACATGCAAAGAAGTTGCATTCCATGGGAGTTAAAACAGTATTGGACCTAGCGTGTACAGAAGCACGTGAAATGCAGCGCCAATTTTCAATTGTCATGGCACGTACAATTAATGAATTACAAGGCATCTCATGCATTGAAATTGAAGATACCCCGCCATCAAAAAAGCAAATAATAAAATCTTGTTCATTTGGTACAAAAGTTACTGAACTCTCTGATTTGAAAGAAGCAATAGCCATGCACGCACAAGAAGCTTGCAAACGTTTGCGTGATGAGGAGTCGCTTTGTGGTTGTCTCCTAGTGTTTGTACAATCAAGCCCATTTGATGAAAGTGCCCCTTATTATAATAAATCAATCACAGGTTCGTTCTCTGAACCTACAGATAGCGCGCTAGACTTCGTAAAAGCAGCAGTAAAAATGGTATCTGATATTTATAAAGAAGGTATCAAGTATAAAAAATGCGGTGTCATATTAACTGGGCTAGAACCCAAGGCTGGTCATACATATGATCTATTAACCGACTTTGTACAGATTGAAAAAAAAGAACTATTAATGAAAACTCTTGATAATGTGCACAACAAATTTGGAAAGAAAAAGCTCGGTGTTGGTCCATGTTATGTGCCGGGTCGAAACTGGTCAATGTCACGAGACAAACTTAGTAGAAATCCATTTAAGTGGGATGAACTGCCATTGATAACAAAATGAGAAAATATTTGCTCATTTTTAATTATTTTTATTGTTTTTGAGAAAATATTTGCTCAATTAATTCATTAAAGAGGAATGTAGTATGAACTTTACACGACTAACCGACGAACAATTAACTCAAACTCTTATTCCTAAGCGTTTCGTGCCGCCAACACCGCCAGAGTATGAAGGCAAAAATATGGTCTATGTTTTTGATAGTGAAGATTCTTTTCATTTAACTTATGATGAATTGGTAGAGATCATTGGTAAGGCTCGTATGACAGGGCCACAAATGATTCCAATTTTAGGAACGGTTGGTGATTAATGAATAAGAGTGCATTTGCTATAAGTATTTTCACTATAGGATTAATTTTATTAATCCTTTTATTTAGTATTTTCGGAATTTTATATTTCTACTGGGGCGATTTTAAAGCTGTACAAGATAGTCTATCGACCACAGGAAGCCTCTTCGGTGCTATGGGGACTCTAGGTGCAGCTGCCGTAGCTGCTTATTTGTTTAATGATTGGAGAGATGAAAAAAATTATGACTTAGAAAACTCCTTATTAACAAACATTTTAATCGACCTAAAACTCATATATGTTGAATTACATAAAATTAGATCGGACTCTCACAACCTCAAAAAAATTGATAAATTTTTAATTATTAAAACAGATTATTTAGAAAGAGAAAGAATTGATATTTATAAATCCATAATTAGTCTTTTCCCCAATATAAAGATCTATAGCGAGATTAAAAAGGATGATACGTTAATTAACCTCTACCATTCTTTTGATAAACATTGTTTTATTATGGATGATTTTTATCGTGATCTTTTCTTTAAAAAGTATCAAAGATACTATGACTTAACAGAAGAGGTAAACTCAATCATCAAAGGGGGTTCGTCTAATTCAAAACGTAATTATGATATTTATAGACCCTATAGTGAAAATAGAAAAGATTCACTACGTATTGAAATTGCAGAAATTTTAAGATTCTTCGAAGAGGATGAACTGGTAGCGATAATAGATAACAAACCCCAAAATACCAGTTATGAAACATGGTTAAATGAGACTATTAAACTTCATGATGAAATACGAGACTATTGTATAGAACACTTGAAAGTCAAAGAAAAGGAAAGGCCCTAAAATCAGTTTATACTAGTATGAAAACATAAATATTATTAATAGGAATTTTATGACAAAAACTTTAGTTCCACTTACACCATGTATAGAAAGCGAATTTGTAAAGGCTTTACTGAAAAAAATAAATTCTGAGTCAATGCCGTTTTATGTTAGATGCCAGCCAAACCAATTAGGGATTGAGAATGAGTGCTTTCCTCTAGTTGAACAATACGTTCAAGATCATGGAGGAGAAAGAATTAATGGATGGTCACTTTGGGAACAACCTGGTCTTTATATTGAAGCTGAATTTCATGCTATATGGAAATCACCAGAAGGTAATTATTTGGATTTAAACTATCGTCCTCATAGGACCGAAAATATCTTATTTTTACCTCAACCAGATTTACTTTATGAAGGATATCAGAGAAATAATATCCGCCTACCTTTAACTAACAATAAGAAGGTACATGATTTTTTAAAAGTTAAAGACTATGAATATGAGTTTAAAAATAGAGGTAACAGAAAAGGAATGCAGGGTGAAGTACATTTAACAGATCCTGATGAGCTTATAGAATATGAAAATATAACGCATGCTTTGTGTATGTTGGGAATAGAAATAAGTCGACTAATTAAGCCTCTTGCGAACTATGATCCATGTATCTGTGGAAGTGGGAAAAAAGCTAAGTGGTGTCACAAAATTAAATAATTCATAAATAAGCCCTCCTTAGAGGGCTTTTACACAAATACTCACACTTACATTGCTATTGATCGTATGAGCTGTGCATCCTAAAAATAGGATACACATTACTGTAATCAATGAAGCCAATCTAGTTCGCTTACAATAGAAGACTTTCATGCTAGCCGATCCGGTTTGCAATCCAACCATAAAAAAATTGTTCTTGCGTGGGATTACGTTCACAAATTTCAATATATCGCTGCCCCTGCATAATATTTAACACGCGCACTAAGACCTTTTCGCCTTCTTTGCCACGTTTACTTAAATAAGTTTTGAGAGCATTTAAAGTTGCAGAGCCATAAATACCGTCCACTGATAAATCTTGCCAGCCAGCTTTACCTTGATTATTTAGCAAATTCAAAGCACGTTGTAAGAGCGGTTTTGCAAATCCTGTACCGCAATTAACCCCTGTATCTAAAAGCTCTTCTGCGACAGCAGAGCTTAAGCTATTGATTTGATCAAATCGCGGAGCAGACCAGTACTGCTTTTTATAAACTGATTTAGCTAAATCAAGCGGCAAGTCCTTCATGTTGCCTTTAAAACCATTATTGCGAGCAACAGATTCGGTAATACCGTATTTTGTTGCACCACCACGATCCGCAGGATTATTTACATACCCGCCTTCACGCTTAATCAACTCTTCAAGATATTGTTCAATATTCATATCACTATCCTTTAAATGTAAAAACCGCCTTTTGGCGGTCAATTGTTTTTAAGTTCGTCTTTAGCTTTCTTAAATTCTTTGATTACCTCTACTATCGTTTTCCCTTCTTGCTTGTCGATGAAATTAAATGTCCACCTCACTAAAGCCCAACCCGGTAAACCGCATACAAAGAAAAAACCACCTAGAGCAATCATTCCCCAGATGTCAGTGACCCATTCATGTAAACCCCATTTCACAATAATAAAAGAACCGCCACATAAACTAGAAACAACTGTACAGATCAAGCCAACGGCCCATTCTTGAGGAGACCTTGGCATGCGTGTCATCAACACAACGGCAGCAACTAATGAAATTGCTAAAGTAACTGCAATTGCTGCACCATAAAACTTTAAAAATGCAGTAATACTACTTGTTGAAATTGGCTCCATAGCCATTTACTCCAGACATAAAAAAACACCCTTTTAGGTGCTATGAATAAATGTATTGATTAAAAAGTAACTAACTCAATCTCTTCAACTGTTGAAGACGCTTCAATTTTCAGTCTTGCTATTCGTCCTCGTTCATGTGCACTGCTAATATGTAAAGCCAAGGTGTTTTTTAAATTATTCAATTGATCAGGACTGAGACTAACAACATTATTGTCTTTTAAAGTCCATTCAACTGAAGCACCTAGCAAAGCTGCTGTTGCGATTCTTAATTGAGAATTGCTATCTGAATCAAAAAGATTGTTTTCAAATTCGAAACCACCAAATTCAAACTGTTCTCGTTGCTGTTTAATTTGCTCCCATTTCTGTTGCTTAACTTCTTCAATAGTTCTTGGATCTACCCAAATCTTTGCCACATAATCAAATTTTTTATTAGGCTCAACAGCAATAGTGACTACTTTTAGATTTTCATCTAAATAATGCAATAGATTCTTATCATGCATATCAACTTGTTGTAATTCTGCGATATGTTGCAGAGGGGTTGCGTAAACATTTTCAAGAGTCCCCTTCACCATCATATCGAGACTGCCATCACTATTAAAAACGCCGTAAATCTTTTCAATCACTTTTTAAGCTCCACAGCATAGAAAGTTAGGTTAGTACATCCAGCATTTACGCGATTACTATATGAGAAAGTTGTCATATCGAAATAACCAGTAAGCACTAGCTGTCCTTCAGAATTAGCATCAGATAAAATTGAAAAACATGTTCCTGGTTCAGTAGATCCAAAAGCTATTGGTGGTATTGTTATTTCTGAATTATTTGCAGCAGTGTAATTTACAAGATAATCATTACCTAGTTTAAAATACATAGAACCATTTGTAGCACGCGCCAAATCTTGTGACGGAGTGAAATATAACCGTCCAAACATTGTGACCATAATTTTAGAATTTGGTTGAAAGCCAGATATTACAACACGCAGAAACTCGCCCATTGAGTAATGATTAGGTGTATATGAATATCCACCTTCTACCGTATTTTGCGCTGACTTTGTGACGATGATAGGCAGAGTTACTGCTCGGTCTTTAATGTGTAATGTATCTACAACTAAAGCACCGATTTTAGAAGTTGTTACAGCTTGATCCTGAATATTTGCCGATCCAACTTTAATTGTTCCTAAATCAGCACTAATGGCACTTAAATTTTCCGCATTGATTTTATTGGCATTGATATAGCCGATTGACGCATTGTCTAAATACAAACCAGCAGGAATTACTGTGCCATTTGGCAAAGTTGTTGAAGTTGATTGATAAGAGAACGCATATTTTGGAGACACCGAGTCAGTTACAGTAGACGGCGCACCGATTGCAAATCTATTCGCTTGAATGATGAAGTCGACTGTTTTGCTGTCGTTCTCAATTCCAACGCCACCCACAAGATTGCCAGACTGCAATTTCAAAGTTGCTCTTGCTTTCAAACCATCAATTGACTGTTGTTGAGATTGAATTGTTGCTGTGTTACCTCCAACAGTTGTTTGCAGGTTTGTAATACTTGAAGCTTGCGTAGAGACTTTTCCATCAATTACCGATACTTTTGAATCCAATGAACTGAGCGCAGAAGCATCGGCTTTACTTGCTAGGACACCATTAATATTCGATACACTGTTATTCAATTGTGTAATTGAATTGCTTTGGTTCGTGATAGTGCCTTCCGCACTTGTTACGCGAGTATCAATAGATGCCAAAGCTTTTGAAGTAGCAATTTCATCAGTCTGTTGCTCCCACAGCGTAGCAACATTGCCAGTTTCAAGCTTAAGCCGTCTTACAGCTAAAGAACTTCCTACATTCGTTGAATCTGACTGAAACGACATAATAAGACTTGTGGCATTTGCAGGCACTGTGAATGTGCAGCTTTGTCTGCTAAATGAATCGTTAGATATTCCATTCATGTACTTAGATGCGATTTCGCCCCAAGCGCCGCCAACCTGTGCAATTATTCTCCATCTAACTGGCGTTGCGGCACCACGAATATCGGTACTGATTGTATAAGTCGTATTCGCTCGTATTACACTTGAAGCATTAATTGGTGAAGTAATTCGATAATATCTTTCGACACTTGCACTGCTGATTGAGAAATAAGATTCAGCATTAAAACTTACTGAAAAACCGGATGTCGATGTTACAGCGTCACTTGTTTTCGGTTGATTAGATGAAGTAGGCACTGCTGTATTGCTTAATAAGTTTGTGCCAATTACTGCCGCTGCGGTTAAGCCCGCTTGCAAACTAGTAATCTGACTGCTTTGGCTTGTAATACTATTCTCAGTCGCTGTAACTCGTGAGTCCAAGTTTGATAACGCAGCACTATCAGCTTTTGTTGCTAAAGTGCTGTTAATGCTTGAAACACTATTATTTAACGAAACAATGCTATTACTGTGACTAGCAATCGCTCCCTCTGCCGAAGTTACTCTTGTTGTAAGAGCTGACACTGCCGAAGCTGTACTCGCATTTTCAACATAAGCTGTTCTATCTGTTATACGAATAGACGAATAATCAACAACACCTGCATTTGGGTACATCCACACGCCAAACCAAGCATATACATCAACTGTAGGCGTATAGTCTAATGAGAAATCAACAAAATTTGCTGTATCAGTGGCCGTGATTTGGCTTGCTGCCAATGTTCCGCTATCACTTGCTCTGATCCATCGCAGCAACAAACCTGCCGTTCCTGAAACTTTACGCACTCGCAACGTTGCTCGATAAGAGCGACCTGCTTTTAACCACATTCCCGAAGTCGGTGTTTTTACTAATGGGTTGGTACCAGAGGTACCGGCATCATTCGCTTTAGTAACTCGTAAGCCAGTACCTCCATTTTCACCGTAATTACCAGCAACAATTGAGTTACCTGTTGCAATCTCGCCTGCAGTAATAAACTTTAGACCCTCTCTAAAATTAGGGTCTAAGTTAAGCGCATCGCCTTGTGACTGTATCGCTGACTGTAAACTTGTGACATTGCTGTTTGTTGAAGTGAGATTGTTTTCAGTTGCAGTAACACGGCTATCTAAAGCACTTAATGCTGAACCATCTGCTTTAGTTGATAAAGTTCCATTAATCACTGAAACATTATTTTGCAAGCTAGTGATCTGACTGCCTTGGCTTGTAATCGTGTTGCCCTGTTGAGTAACCGTATTACTTAATGTGCTTATTGCAGAAGCATTGGCATCAGCTTTAGCTTGTGCTGTTGCGGCTGCGGATGCTGCGTTGTTAGCTGTATTTTGCGCTGTTGTTACGTTGTTGTTGGTAGTCACTAAACTATTGTTAAGTGAGGTAATTGAATTACCTTGACTTGTTAGCGTATTACCTTGCTGAGTAACTGTAGAGCCAAGTGAACTCAAAGCAGCAGATGTAGCAAGATCAGAAGTCGCTGGTGACCAATCAGTAACGACATTGCCTTCTTCTAATTGCGGTAAAGCTAACCATACTTTGCTTGTACCCGATGATGGTGCTTGAATGCGGAACAACACATCCTTTTTCGTTGTATTTCCTGACTGCTTATACTTGATGAAATACTTCGTCATTGTGGTGGTCAATGAGAATGTCGCTTGTCCATCAGCTCGCGTTGTAGTCGAACCATTTGATGCAACTCCAGATGTCGTAGTATTTGGGTTGTAAAAATAAACATTGAACTGTGTGCCTGCCGTTTCCGCTTTGGCCCAAAAACTTACAACATATTCGCTAGCACGAAGCTCAACTGTAGATTTAAGTGCAAGCATATCAACACTACTTGCTGTAGTTGCAGTGGCTGAAATCATGTTGCCATTCTTAAACGTACCATCTTTACTTGGATGAGCAGACAAATCAGTGCCTGACAGCAAGTTAGTTGAGCCAATAGACAAATTATTCAGCGTGTTGCTTAATGAGGTAATTGAATTACCCTGACTTGTTAGCGTATTACCTTGTTGTGTCACAGTGTTAGACAATGCTGTCAATGCCGAAGCATCGGCTTTTGTATTCGCTGTATTTTGTGCTGCCGCTGCAGCGGATGCTGCGTTGTTAGCTGTATTTTGTGCTGTTGTTACGTTGTTATTTGTAGTCACCAAACTATTGTTTAGTGATGTAATCGAATTGCCTTGGCTTGTAATTGCATTACCTTGACTCGTAACTGTTGAACTTAAAGTTGAAAGTGCGGAAGAATTCGCTGCAATTAAATTGCCCGTTTCGGATGATGCTGCTGAATATGCAGTTGCGATTGTTCCTTTCTCTAATTGCACATTTGTAAAATATGCAACGCCCGCGGCAAGTAACGACATATACAAATTAGTAGTATCAACTTGTGATGCTGACTTTCTTAAAGTTGTAATTGTGTACTTTGTCCACGCAGTTGTTAATGCAATATTTTGAAATCCAGTGCCTCCAAAAAGTTGAATTTTTACAGACAAAGCAGCATCAGCTTTTGCATAAAACGATAAAACAAGAGGCTCGGTAGCACTGGTTACTTGAGTAACATTTGCAGCCATCAAAATTTGATGTGCACCGTCTTGGCCCGCACCTGTCGCCGAAACTTTTAACACTTTAGAGCGATTATATGTTGCGCTGTCTACTGCAATGCTGTGGTTGCCATTTGCAGAAATATTGCTTAAGTCGTTATAAAGCGTGTTATAGATTAAGTTAAGACCACCATTTGTGAGCGTGTTATTTAGCGAAGTAATATTTGAAGTATTGGACGTTACTTTACCGTCAATAGCCGTCACTTTTGAATCAATATTGCTGACCGCAGATGCATCCGCTTTTGTCGTTAATGCGCTATTAATACTAGTGACATTGTTTTGCAAAGAAGTGATAGCATTACTATTCGAAGTTAGCGTATTGCCCTGCTGAGTTACTGTGTTTTGGACCGTTGTTAATGCTGTAGCATCTGCTTTATCATAAGTCGAAGGCTTCCAATATGTTGCAACTTGACCTTCTTCTAATTGTGGCTTTTGAATCGTTAATGTCGCGTTATTGCCATCACTAGTGCCATTAAGATCAAAGCGCAATGAATATGTAACGCCTGTCGCATCCGCATTCGTTTTGAATGTTACTGAATAGCGAGTTAACGTGCTTGTGCCGACCGTTACATAAGTTGATTTATGATGCGATCCATTACTTGCAATTAAATAAGCTTCAACAGTTTTGACGTTTGATGTTCGTAATGCCCAAAATGACAACGTGTAGAACGTGTCTGTCTTAAGTGCAGGATCAGTTAAAGACCATGTGATATAGCTTTCACCAGTTGTTGCCGTCATTGATACAGTTTTTAAATGATCTGCTAGTGCAACTAAATTAACTCCAACGTTGCTGAGCGAATTTTGCAAATTTGTGATAGCGCTACCGTTTGATACAATTTCTCCTTCAGTCGTGGTCACTCTTGTATTTAAAGCATTAAGCGCACTAGAATCTGCTTTTGTTGCAAGTGTTCCGTTAATTGTAGAAACATTATTTTGTAAGCTTGTTATCGCACCACCTTGTGATGTGATATTACCTTCTGCCGTTGTTACGCGATTAGACAATGCGCTTAAAGCAGTCACATCAGCTTTTGTTGACAACGTTCCATTAATCGTTGAAACATTATTGTTCAACTGAGTGATTGAATTACTCTGACTTGTGATTGTTCCTTCTGCATTTGAAACACGAGTCGTTAGATTTGTTATTGCTGAAGCATTGGCCTCTGAAGCAACTGCATCTGTCGCATTCAAAATACTGATTGAGTCAATATCAATCGTACCCGCCGCCATTAACCATGTGCCGAAATATACAAGGACATCTGCTGTCGGTTTATATGTATAAATTAAATCAACATAAGCCGATGTTGACGTAACCGCCAAAGTCGCAACAGTCAAAACAGCATTGTCGGATTTTCGATGAAAGCGACCAAGAATACTTCCAGTGCCTGATACCAACTTACATCTAACAATTGCGCGATATGTATTATTTGCTTTTAAGAAAAAGCCATCAGTGCGATTTGTATTGATGTTTGTGTTTGTACCACTCGATGTATCCGAATTGGCTTTGACAACACGAATACCAAGAGAGCCATTTTCACCATATGCACCCGTGTTAACAGAGTTTCCTGTTGGGGTTTCTGCTACTGAGTAATATTCCAATCCTGATACAAAATGAGGATCGATGTTTAATGCATCGGCTTGTACACGTAAAGTACTTTTTAACGCATTAATTGAGGTGGATGCTGCATCTGCTTTACTTACGGCAGTATTTGCTGTGGTTTGCGCTGTAGCGGCAGAAGAAATTGCCGTATTTGTCTTTGTCTCATTAGTCGTTAAACGTGAATCAAGCGCATTGATTTGTGTTGTATTCGCACTTGTATTTGTGGCATTGGTCGTCATCTGCGTTTGTAGGCTTGATAACGAGTTGTTGGTGCTCGATTTATAAGTCTCAATATTGCTTAAGAGTGCCGCATCTTCTGACTTACGCTGTGTCGTTTCAGTCGTTAAGCCGTCTTTCATTTGTGAAATTGCAGTTGTACGTGTGTTAGTTTCATCTGCAATCTTTTGATTTAACTGATTTGTCGAAGTAGTTAGATCACTTGCAACTTTAGAAGCAGCTGCAGTTGCTTGATCCGCTGTACTTTTTGCATTTGCAGCAATTGTACTCGCCTCATTTGCAACTTGTTGAGCCGTGGATGCTTGTGCCTGTGCACTTGTTGCAGCAGATTGGGCATTTGATGCCGCCGTCTTGGCTTCCCCTGCTGCGGTTTGTGCGTTTGTAGCTGCTTGTTCAGCAGCTTCAGCTACATTCACTGTATTTTCTATTTTGCCTTGCAACTCTTGAGCAAGGTCAGTTTCAGAAATATGTCCAGAGATCAGGTCTAAAACAGCATCTGGATCGGAAGTTGTGATTCCATTTACCCAATCAGACCACGGTCCAATATTTCCGATACGGTCAATTAATCTTCCGCGATAGAACTGTCTAAGATTTGGCTGCAAGCCTTGAATTGTATTTGTCGTTGTTGGATAGGCAAACAATCCCAATTGTGCAATACCACTTACGCCATCCGGTGAAACTTCTATTTCGGTATAAGCAGTATCTTTCGCACCCGTAAGCGGAAATCCCCAGTCCAGTTTCATTCCGAACAAAATACCGGTTGCGCGAATAAATGCTAATTTTGGTGGTAATCCTTGCTTGCCTTTAATATCAGTTAAAATTGAAGAAGCTGGTAAAGAAGCGATTTCAAAAGCTGAAATAGCAGTGACACGCGCTTGATATTGTCCTGAATAAACACCAGGCACTTCGACTGAGTTATTTCCTGTTTGTGGTAAACGGATCCAAGACCCATCATCTTTTCGCCACTCAACTAGATATTTAACCGCCCCTTTTGCTTGCGCCCAAGACACAATCATTGTGGTGATATTTAAGCCTTGATCTACCTTACTTTCACTGGTAATCAATACATCTTTTACTGGTTCTTGGATTGAAGGATTAATAATTGAAATCGGTGCGTCTTCAAAGAAAGCTCCATTATCGATTTCATCAAATTTTTGCGGGTTATATTGAAGTGCAGTAACACTGAACTGCTGTTTTTCCTCTTGTGCGATTGAAATAACACGAAACTTCATTGTCGCCAAGTCTTGAGCATCCAAGACCCAAACGTTTTGAACTGCAATTGAATTTTCATCAAATGGTAGAGTTACTGAAACAACGCGGCCTGAGATTGATTGCACGATTCGAGTTTGTGCTTTGCCATTCTCACCATTGATAACAAGTCGATCACCTGTCTTTGCAATGACATCATCCCGATCAAGAGTAATACTTTTAAGGTCAGCAGAAATTTTAGATACACGTCCGCCATTGGCGCGTCCCGCGAATAACTCATCTGCAATTTCTATTACTCTACCCGGTAAAGGGATATGACCATCTAAACCAACTTTAAATGAAACAGAGCGTGTTTCTTTTTGTTCTGACTTTAACGCCCAGTGACCCGCGCGCTGTGCTTGGCCACGTGATGTACATCCCCACGCATCAAGCTCAAGAATACGAACTTGACCAGCTTCGGCAATTGCCTTCTCGTCCCGTACAAATTCATATTCTGTTTTATAATGATTTGCTGGATTATCCCAAGCAACCTTAACTACGTTGTGACGATCACGTGCACGTGTACCAGAATACTCAAACATGCCACCAATGACATTAGCTCGGGTATAAGTGAAGTAAGTATCTTGTGGAATATCTGCATCACAATGGATACTTGCACCATCCCAAAATGCTATTGCACGAAAAACTCCGGCCAACTTTGTTAAAATACTGAAAGCTTCACCAGCACTTTGAAGGTAAACGTTACAAGTAAAACGTGGTTCTTGTCCCCCTAATCCATCAGATACCATCTGATCACAATATTGGGCAAGACGATATAACGACCACTTATCAATCATTAACGGCGTTAATCGATCACCTAAACCGTAACGATCATTTGTGCATAGATCGTAATAAATCCATGCGGGGTTGTTTGAATAGGCGCGTTTAAAAGTACCGTCCCAAATTCCGACGTATTGGCGAGTTTGAGGGTTATAATTACTAGGTACTAAAAGTAAGGTTCCTTTTAAATCAACAGCAACTTTTGCAACATTCCCGAAAGTTTCTGCATCATATTGGAGCCCAAGTAAGGCTGTATTCGGGTAGCGTAGTTTTGCATCGACTACTTCAGTAACGGCCTCAACATACATCTTGTCACTGACATACTCAGATGTTGAGTTAGGTGTAATACGACGTATACGTAAAATCCAACCAGTATCTGCTTTGGGCAAATCTATACGATGTGCTCGCTCATAGTTAGCAGAAGTTTTGTCTGATATTTTGGTTTTTAATACTTCATTCCATGAGCCGCCATCAGTTTGAAGATCAATTGCATACTCAATTGTTAAACCACTAACATCCCCATTTGTAGCGTTTTGGCTGCGTAAAGGTCCCCACTTTAATCGAACTCTTACTGCATCAAGATCAATATTGCTGAAAGCTCTTACCCAAGGACTACCAGACTTTAATTCGACTCCTACAGCTGTTTCGCTCTCAATTGCCGGGAATCCTTCAATATAATCTTGGTCGTTTGTACCCTTTCGAAAGTCAACTTTTACATTTGAAAAGCTAAGGTTTCCATTTGCATCTAGTAAAGGGGTTTCCTCGAGAAAAATTGATTTATTTCCGTTGGCTAATCCTTCTACTTCACCCTCTGCCAATCCATATAAAATTTTAATGAATGTTTTTGATTGTGCTGAATCAGGAGCAATTACAGGTTGTCGAGCTTCGTTATCGCCCTTTTTCGCGCCTATCACCTTCGCCATATTAAATCTCGCGCAATAAAAAAGGCGCTTAAAGCGCCTTGAAAATATATTTAACTTTTACATCTGATCTTCTGGATACTGGCCTGCACTCACAATGAAGCCACCAACTTCGCGCTGGCCATAAAGAACGGGAACTGGATTACCTTGAGCAACTGTAGTTACTGCTCCGCCAAAACCCTTATTGGCTTTATTGCCATCTTGGTTTTGATCTTGCGTGTTATCGATTTTAGGCATTAACATCATTGCGATGCCGCCAACCATCATCCCAACCCCCGCTGCAATTACAGATGGTGCAAACGCTTGAGTACCCGGGATATAAAGCATTACTACACCAACAACCACCATGACAGCTCCAAGAATAGTCTGTAGAGCACCATTTCCCCCTGCTCCAACTACTCTCGGTACTATGTGGATGACTTCGGCTTGAGTATTCATATCAAGCTGCTCTTCACCAATATTGTCGCCAGTAATTAACCGCTTGGTATCATGGTCATATATTGATGTTTTTTTCTTTCCACGCTTATTGCTTGAATTTTTACTTTTAAGAAAAACAGCAAACTGTAACCCTTGCTCATGTGCCCGCAACATAAACTTTTCAAAGCCATTAATTTGAACCGACAAGGCTCTCATCGCCTCTCTAGTATTTGCAACGTCAAGTTTAAATTCACGACCGAACTTTTGCCCAAGCACGCCATATAATTTAATGGTCTTTAACATCTCGATGCCTCAAAATTTTTACAGTGCGTTCAAGCCATTGTTGACCATATATTTCCCGAACAGATTTGCGGTTATATGGATGATGAAGAATTAACGCTGAACCAATGCAGTTTTCACTTTTTTCTGATTTCAACTTTCCGTTATCTCCGAGCCAAACAACCGCATGATTTGGATGTTCAGTACGTCCAACTCGACAAACAAGCATATCGCCATATTTTGGTTTATCTACTTCATAGAAGCCTGCTTTCTCATAATTTTCAAGGTAAAGTGATGGATGATCTTTATCTTCCCACCAAGCGTCTTTACGTTCAAAGTCCATTAGCTCAACACCTAATTCGCGACTGTAAAAATCACGTATAAGTGCATAACAATCTTGCCACCCATGGTAATAATTTCGACCAACCAATGGCGCTCGGAATCCACATGGTTCATATATGGCGAAATCAAGATCAGGGTATGAACAAATCACCCATGGTTTTTTATGCAATTCAATTTGAATTAAATCTAGTTCGGAAGCACGAGTCGTTCCATCAGGATGAGAATGTACATAAGCCAAAATTTCTCCCTGATCTTCTGCAATGGCTAAATCTTCAGAGTGGATTTCGAATTGATCAGACTGAGCTGAAACATTGCGGCAAGGAATATATTCCTTACCTACAATCACTCCACAACACTCTTGTGGATAGCATTCATCAGCATGAGCCATGATTGCTTTTTTAAGTTTCGAAGTAAGCTTCATTTTAGAAAAACCCCTTGCGGTTTCCACATTTCGTGCACTTCCGCTCTTCTTGGGGAGGGAGAGAGGTATATAAAATACCTGTAGGTTGAAAAAGCCCTCCACAATCGCAACTAAATTTAATTAAATAAGCTTTTTTTTCTTTAATCTTTCTAAGTTTTAGAATGGCAAAGTAAATCGCATAGCTTAAAAGTTGAATGATTAACGCCCCCACCATCCCATAAAATATTCCTGAAAAGATATTCATAAGACCTCACATAAGACTTGAAGCAGGGAACCCACCGAAAGGTAATGACTTGTTCTCTCCAAAACGCAAACGGCAAGAACTTAAACGCCCACCACATCTATCCAATGAAGGGTCATCCGTTGGCTCATCCTTATCTGTAAACATTGCTGTGCCCGTATAACCACACTCTTCTTCGCGATATTTACCGACCATACACCAGTGGCAAAGTGATGTGATTTGACGAACAGGGATTTTCAACCCCTCAAAGTCGATCGGATTTGAAAGCTCAAAAGTTACTTGCTGAGCATTTTCAGAAGTCTTTTGCTCGATATACCAAATTTGCTCTTTAGCTTCATTCGATGCAGATGGATTGCCATCAATAAAGTTTTCAGCATCAAGATATTTGGATAAGGTGGTAATAACTTTAAGTTTAGCGCCAACAAAATCTTTACATTGAAGACAATAGGCTGAAATAGCACCTTGAATTCCATTCATATTATTTGCAATTGTTAGCGTTGGTGCTGAAGCTTTTCCATCGGAACGCATTTCCAGCCCTGAAACTTCTAGGCTAATAGCCTCAAAAGCTTGCCCTTGCCAAATAATATTTTCTGCCTGTTGGTGGCCATGAAAACGTAAAATGCCAACCCCATAGGAGTCAGCATCTAGTTCAAACAGTCGGACTAATCCATCCAGTTCAAGTTTTTGAAAGTCACTCTGCAAAGACATACAAACTCCTTAAGCTTGAGCTGTAGCTTCCACAACAGGAGTATATTCAACGCTAATTTTTTTCGCCGCTTCATCATATTTTAGGTTTAATGTATTCACATTAATTCCATAAAGAAAGCCAGAGTTCTGAATAGCTT